TTCTAATACTGGCATATCAAATTGTTTTTTTAATTAAATAGTTTATCCTATCTAGGCTTTCTTGTATTTTTATATTATCTGTGTCATCTTCTGGGTCGAACATACTTGCAATCGGACCCAAATCCTTCAAAAAATCTTTATCAACAGGTTCACTTGGCATATACTCTTTATCTATTTTTTTTGTGAAACCATCATTATCTCTCATTTGTCTAATTGTATTAGATACCCAATTTCTCATGTAGTCTCCTCCATTGAGAATATAAGGGGCGTCTTCTTTATTCCCATTGAAATATCTAAACCAATTATCAATTCTTTCTAGTTGCTGAAACGTTGCGTATTTACTATTCCTTAATTCTTCGTTTCTTTTGTGTCCCTCAACACTAGAATCAGAATTTGGAACTCTTTCAAAACAAACAGTCAAGTGATCCAAAACAGGTTTTGGTATATCAATAGTTTTATTATATAAATCTTTATTCACCTTTTTTTAAAATCCTCACTAATTTATTGATATCTATATTTTCTTTATCGGCTATATTTTTTATTGATTCAAGATTTCGTTTAAGTATTTTGAAAATTGTCTCGTTTTCTTCTGTTTCGGTTTTTTTAATTAAGTCAGTATTTTTTCCTCTTTTTGATAAAATAATTTCATCAAGAATCGATTCAACCTTTTCCTTTTCTAATTCAGATAATCTTCTTTTAGTAAAAGCACCCCTTACTTGAGTTTTTAATTTTGGGTCAAATCCAAAATCTTTACATCTGCTCTTTCTATCATCAATATCGTCAATTCCTAACTCTTTGAATATCGACAAACACTGTTTAAAGGTTTTAGCGTTTCTTGTTTCTTCATAACCAAAGGCCTCTGAATAGTCAACCTCATCTAAAATTTTTCCATCCTTTTCTTCCGATTCACCGTAGTAAACTCGTATAAAAGGGAACTGACTTACCCGTGATGATCTTGCCGTTTGGTCCATAGTTTTTCTTGGATGCAAGTCCAATTTTAATAACGGAATATTAGAACCTAATGGAGAACCGTCAGCACCAACAAGTTCATCAATTTCACCATCAGTTTTAACTTCCTTATCTTCTTTATATTTTTCAGGTACTTTACTGTTGAGTTTAATACCTAATTTTTGACTTAACTTAACTATAAATGGTGTAGCAATAGAAGAACCTGGAACTACTTGTAGTACTATTAAAGGTATTAGTTTCAAAATATCAGAAGATTGGTCTTTGATGAATTTTTTATCCTCATCACTTAAATCAAAATCTTTTTTCCTAATATATTCTTTTGCTGCCCCAATTATAATCCTGACCAATAAACGAGTTTCTTTAAACTCACTTACGGCAGTATCTTTGTACGACTTCAAAGTTTTACTTATAGTTTCTATCGTTTTATTTTTTTTCTCAGTCAATATATTATCTAAATAAGACATAAATACTTTTTTATATAAATACTTTGATATGTTGTATTTATAAAATAAAAAGAATGTCATATCAAAATATTAATCAATATGTTTATCCAAAACTAAAAATAGGTCTCATTTATGATTCTATGGATATGTCATTAACTTCTGATGAAAGAGATTTTAATGAAGAAGTGGTGTTTTCTCCGTATTTGATTGCTGAAACTTATGGAGACAAGTTACCAATAAATATAGACATTAATAACCCATTGACATCACAGGGTTTAAATCTGACGTATAAGAATTTTAATTCTAATAATGTTTTTGTTTCACAAAACTATTTTAACCCAAATGATGATGATTTAACTTGTTTTTCTTCATCAACTTTGTGTGACGTAGGATTAACTGGCATTGATAATGGATTAGTTAATAAAATGACTGGAGAAACTTTAAACTTTACAAAAGGGTTATATAGTGATTTTTTAAAGTTTGATAGATTACATTTTGACAGAAGATTCAAAATGTTTCAAACAACAGGATATACTGAAACTAATCAAAGATTTTCAGGTATAAACAAAACAACATTATATGAAATTGTAAGTAAACAAGATTCAACCGTTGGTAAATATCATGAATTATATGGTGGTTTTTATCAAGGGTTTTATAAACTTTTTGGTTTTGATTATGAAGTTTTACCTGAAAGAATGTCAAAGGGTTGGAGTGTAGAAATAATATTAAAACCTAGACTCATAAATGAATACTTTCCTTTATCAAGTGAAACAACTCTTAACCTAATATATCCTCAAAACAAAAATACATTTTTTTATCTTGGTACAAGGGCGGAAAATAAATTTTACCATCATGCGGACGGATATCCAAATTGTCTTAGTGGTTATACAAGAGTAACAAATTCTTTAAGTGGTTGTCCATCTACTTGTGCGTGTTGTGATAAAACAGTGACTAATAGTAGATGTATATACATATATCCCCCAAGATCGATTAACAATCAACATGACCCTCATATAAATTATGGATGTGATTTATGTGGTGGTGATAAAAGAATGTCGGTTAGTTGTGGATGTGGTTGTAATGATAAACCTTGTGAAACTTGTGGGTGGGAGTGTCAGACACACAAATGTGAAACCGTAATACTACCAACCCCAACCCCAACACCAACGTCAACACCACAACCAACCTGTACAATATCCAAACCTGTGTGTACTCCAAGTTGTACTGTATGTGAAGAATGTAAAGACTGTATAAACTGCGGTTCAACAGGGTTTACATCAATAGAAAACACTTGTGAGACAGACCCTCTTTTTGATGTAATGTCAAACAACATTTCATTTAAATTATGTGGTGATGTTAAAAATCCACAAATAGGGGTAAAAGTTTTAAGGTTTACGGGTGACTGTGAAACAACAGGGACTTGTGTTACAGGGCAAACATATGTTACTGGTTATACGATAGAGGAATTTTGTACTCCACCAATTTACCCTTACTGTGAGATAGTAAATCCGGCATTTTTAAATGAAGAACATTGGTTTTTAGTAGATGTTGTTTGGGAAAGATATTCATGGTATGATTACTGTGATTTAAAATATTATGGAGGATTGGGTGACATAACAAAATTTGAGTACTTAGATTCTTTAGCGGGTAATTCAGTTGAGTTAATAAAACCACCTTTAACTCACAATGACCAAAATGGTGAACTTATAGAGTTAGTTAATTTAAATAACATATGGTTAGACGATAAAAAATATCGATTAGGAAGACTAAAAATATATGTTAACGGTAAAAAAATATTCACCAAAGAAAACTTTGAGGAGGTTATACCAAGAGGTCTTAACACCGATAAAGAAAAACAAATAGGAGTTCCATTTAATATTTCATGGGGAGGAGGAACTCAAGGGTTACACGAAAATCTTACATTTTCTTCTTGTACTGGTTTGACCTCAAATTATATACAAGACCCTGAATGTTTACCAAATAATATTTTAAGTGCAACAACTTTATCTGGTTTAAATACAAATATATTATTGGAACAAAATTTTGGGGGTACATTTGAGGGTGCTATATCTCAATTTAGAATGTATGTCGAACCTTTAAGTTCTGATGAGGTAAAACATAATTTTAAACTACTTAAAGGTAAATTTGATTTATTTGACCCCGATTGTCCAAATTGTGATACAACAATTTGTTTAACAAATGATTTTACATTTAGTATAAACAATGAGATTGTTACCACCACCACAACGTTAGTAACAACCACAACAACAACAGGTGAACCTTTATTACCGTTTGAATTAGGTAGGGTTGAAAAAGAAGATAAGAGGGATTTAAATTATCTAATTAAAAATAATTTTTCAAAATTAAGTACTGTAGTAAAACCAAATTCATCATCAACAATTACCTCAAGGTATTGGAACGACGATGGTTGGTGGGGAGATCAAGGTAGAACACCTCAATGTGTTGGGTTTTCATGGTCACATTGGTTAGAAGACGGACCAACAGAACAAGGTGGAATACCTCCAATTATTAAACCAAATATTATATATACTGAATCTCAAAAAATTGACGAATGGCCAGGAGAAAACTATGCAGGAACGTCAGTTCGTGCTGGCGCCAAATATTTACAAAAGATAGGTAAAATAAAATCGTACTATTGGGCTTTCGATTTAAATACATTAATTGATACGGTAATGAAGATTGGACCTGTAGTTGTGGGCACAAATTGGTATTACAATATGTTTTTTCCAGACAAAAATGGACTTATAAGGGTTGGGGGTAGAAATTCAGGAGGTCATGCTTATGTAATTAATGGTGTTGATATTAAAAACAAAACATTTAGAATAAAAAATAGTTGGGGTAAAAATTGGGGAAAAAATGGAAGAGCAACTATATCCTTTAATGATATGAATAGATTAATAAAAGAACGTGGTGAGATTTGTATTGCCACAGAAATTGCAAGTTAATAAAATGTCACTAAGTATAACAATTAATAGTAAAAATTTTGAAGGTAAAACTGTAAATGTTTTATTTAAACCAGACAATGATAATATTACCCTAAATTTGGGGTTTGTGACTTTACCTTTTGTTTTTTATCCTAATGAACTTAACCCATCAAGACAGGTTTATGGAACTTATACTATTTTAGTTGAGGATGGTCAGTGTTTGAATATTTTAAACGTTCCTAGATCAACACCTACACCAACACCTACATTGACTTTGACCAAGACACCAACCCCTACACCAACAACTACACTAACACCTACACCTTCATTAGACCCTTGTAAAGTACCTACACCTACACCTAGTGTGACAACAACACCGACAATTACCCCAACACTAACACCAACACCTACGGAAACTTGTACAAACCCATGTGGTTGTCCAAAACCATCGAACACACCTAAACCAAGTAAAACTCCTAAACCAACTCAAACTTGTACAAATCCATGTGGATGTACCCCAACTCCTACTATAACACCTACTGTCACTAATACTCCTACTGTTACTAATACTCCTACTGTTACTAATACTCCTACTATAACTCCTACTGTTACTAATACTCCTACTATAACGCCTACTGTTACTAATACTCCTACTATAACGCCTACTATAACACCTACTATAACACCTACTGTTACTAATACTCCTACTATAACACCTACTGTTACCCCAACATCAGAACAAATAATAATAGATGCAATATTGACTAATGATATTTTCTACATTATTACTGGTGAAGATGAATATTTAAAATATTAAATTATAAACTATTTATAAAAAAAATAAAAATGCCGCTTACAGGAAAAACGATAACACAATTACCATATGTAAATTACACTGGATTTACCTCAAATGATTTGTTGGTTATTGAAAATCTTCAAGTCCCCTCTGGTGTTACCAAATCGACTAAAATAACAGATATAAAAAATTATGTTTTCAGTGGTTTTTCTGATGTTTATGTAACAGGGGGAACATATACGAATGGTGAAATATTATTCAAAAATAATTCAGGAGGATCATTTACGGTTACAGGACTACCTATTGGGGGTGCTGGAGGTGAAGTTTATTATTTAAATCTATCACAATCACAGTCTCCTTATCAAGAATTTTCACCAATAGGAACAAATTTAACGGAACAAACAACAGGGGTAACAATAAACAGTGGTGTTACATCAACAATCGCATCGTTTTTAACCCCAATAGGTTACCCAAATACAACAAAAATACCTGCGGGTGTTTGGAGTTTTTACTTACACTCATATAAGGACGTAATAAACGCTTCTTTTGAAGTATTTTGTGAGGTATATGTTTATACAACAGGTGGAACCGAAACCCTAATACTTACAACCGCACCATCCGAGGTATTAACATATTCACCAACAACTTCAATGGAACTTACCGACGGTTATTATAGTGGGAGTACTATTGATATTACGGATAGAATCTTAGTTAAAGTAAGGTCAACAAACACCGGATCTCAGACAAACACAATAACATTTTTTACTGAAGGACAACAAAATTATTCTTATGGGATTACACCATTTAGTAATTTTAATGCTCTTACTTGTGAAACTTTAAGTGGGTGTACCACAATAGTTAATTTAGAAAATAATAAAGTTAACAAAAGTGGTGATACAATGACAGGTACATTAAATGTTCCAACAATATCGGCAACAACGTATCTTAATGTCCCTTCGTTTGTTAATATGCTATTTGGTCACAGCACTTTAAATCCTGTCGATGCAACAACTTACTATATCGGGTCGTTATCAACATTAACCCCAAGTACAACAAACAGAGATCCTTGGAACATTGTAAGCCAATATACGGGTCTAATAACTGAGGTAATAATATCATCGAATTTCGTGGGAGGGTCTAATGAAAACTCAACGATGACAATCAATAATTTATCAGGGGGAACATCTCAAACAATTTCATCGACATTACAATTTACATCAGGTAGTTCTACTACCATATTATCCGAAACTTTTTTAGGAACTACACAACCTGCGGGATGGGCATCGGTTTTTGTAACATATATTAATAGTTATGCCGGACTTACAGGAATAACATCGACATTAACATCACCTACATTTGATGGGTCGTCTTATGTTTCTTTAGTTGTTTCATTAGATATTGCAACTTTTGGGTCAGGTACTGACGGACCTGTATTGGTGGAATATTCGTTAGATAACGGTTCTACATGGGCAACTGCGGGTCTTACCGCAACACCAACGGCCTCGAGTCCATACATCCCAACTTCAGTAACCGTTCCCGCAACTTCAAACCAAATGAAAATTAGGTTTAGTATTAATCCAGGAGGTACTAAAGGTAAAAGAATAAGAAATGTGGTTGTTTCAGGAATATCGTTCAGCCCAACAGTTAATAATAATTTTGTTTTAGGAACTCCATTATCGGTAACAAGTGGTGATAAATTACAAGTTAGATGGATTACACCAACATGGACTACAAATCCAACAACGGTAACTACAATGATAAATTTAAAAATAAAATTATAACATAATGAAAAAAGAAAAATATTACCAAATAATTACGGTTTTAAATAAAAAAACTGTGGTTTATTATGATGAAAATAATATTGAGGAATTCAGAGAAAACTATGTATCAGGTTATGTTATTAAGGAAGGTTATATCTCATTTCATTTAACTTTAGAAGTTCCTGAAATTTACAATACAGTTAGTGAAGAAATAAAAAATTTATATCTTAATGTAATTTTGGATGGTGAAAACATTAACGAAGATAATACATTAACTGTTACTGGATCTGAAACTTTAAAACATAAAATTAGAGTTTTATATTCTGAAAAAATATCAAATATTTTTAATCTTAGGGAATCGGTAGAAAGATATGTTTTAGGTGGTGAATTAATACCACAAACAATAATGGATCAAAGAGAAACATTAAAAACTGAATACCATAATTTAATTACCTATTTAGGTTTGTAAGAATATTTTTTATAGTGTCAAACGATATTACAATAACTAATATAACAGGAACAACACCATTTGATGTTTATGTTTGTGATATTACAAATACATTATGTGTTTTTATAACGGGATTAACTTCATGTCCACCAAGTTATACATTTACGGTTCCATCGTCTTTAGATACTTCATGTTAGTTATTAAATAAAATAGTTGATGCCGATAGTTGTGAAAAATTTGAATTTTATTCTTGTGCATCCCCAACACCAACAACAACAATAAACCCTTGCTAAAATTCAAATTGAGTTTATATTTATTTGTATGCCAACACAAGTTGTAATTACAGGTGTCACAGGAACTCCACCTTTTGAAATATCGGTATGTGATATCACTAACTCATTCTGTGTTGTTGAGAATTCTTCCGTTACAATACCTCCTAATTACTCTTTTGATTTACCATTCCCTTTTAATGGGTCAACTTCTTTTATTGTTAAAATAACCGATAATCAAGGTTGTGAAGTATTTCATCCTTATTATTGTGTAACATCAACACCTACACCTACTTTAACCCCATCCCCAACATCAACACCAACAAATCTTTGTTATTGTTTGAGACTTGAGAATACCTCAACAGTTTCTGGATACTTTGATTATACTGATTGTTTTGGTAATCAACAAACAAACATTGAGGTGTCAAGTGGAATTACTTATTTTGCTTGTGGTACAAATCCAACAAATATAATTAATTTAAACTTAGGAATAGGTGATTTATGTTTTGAATTTGGGTGTACTCCACCGTACCCAAGTTTTTCACAAACACCCACACCAACTGTTACTCCAACAGTTACACCAACCGTTACACCTACCGCAACTCCTACTGTTACACCTACCGCAACTCCTACAAAAACCCCAACTCCTACACCAACTGTTACACCTACAATTTCAGTCACCCCAACAGTTACACCAACTGTCACACCAACAAAAACTTCTACACCTACACCAACTGTAACACCAACTGTAACACCTACAGTAACACCAACAGTAACACCAACAAAAACTTCTACACCTACACCAACTGTAACACCTACCGTTACAACAACACCTACTCCAACAGTTACACCAACAAAGACTACTACTCCTACACCAACTGTTACACCTACAATTTCATTAACACCAACAACCACCCCAACAGTTACACCAACTGTCACACCTACAAAAACATCTACCCCTACACCAACTGTAACACCTACAATTTCAGTTACTCCTACAGTTACACCAACTGTTACTCCTACAGTTACACCAACAGTTACGCCTACAATTTCAGTTACACCAACCGTTACACCAACAAAAACTTCTACACCTACACCAACTATAACCCCAACTGTTACACCTACAATTTCAGTCACACCAACAACAACACCCACACCAACCGTTACACCTACAATTTCAGTTACACCAACAGTAACTCCAACAGTAACTCCAACAGTAACTCCATCACCAATAGTGAAACCATTCTTAGCACAAGAAAATATGTTTTTAATTTTACAAGAAGATGGTGGAAGAATAATTGTTACTTAAATATATTTATATATAAATTATGGCAGATTTACCAATATCATCACTCCCTTTTGCAACGACAGGTTATTCTAATTCACTAATGCCTATCGTTAATTACAATCCTATATCTACGGGTAGAACTGAAGCGTTACCTTATAGTTCTTTTACAAGTACATTCTTGACTGGTATAACAATTAATAATAATGTTAACGATAATTTAATTACCGCAACTGGATCACCCAACACTTTAAATGGTGAAGTAAATGCTAAATTTGATGGTACAACATTGATTTTAACTAAAAATTCAGCGTCCCCAAATATTTCATTAAGAGACACTGGATCAACACAGGATGCATTCATAAGGTTTTTATCAACGTCCGCATCTACACCATCTTACGCCTTTGGTGTTGATAGGTCCGACAACAATATTTTTAAACTTTCTTATTCGTCAGGATCTGGTGCGGTCTTAGGAACAAATGATTTAATAAAAATAAATTGGTCAGGGGGTACACCAATATATAATTTAGGTCCTAATGTTAACTCAGTACAAATAGAAACAGCAACAGATTCTGCTAGAATTACAGTGAGAGATTCGGTAGGCGGTGTAGATTCTTCATTTACAAGATTTACTAATTATAGTGAGATTGATGCGAACTCTACCTCATCAAACGAACCGTTTTATATAAATAATAGTTCGACAAGTGGTTTAACTAGTTTTGGTGGTAGTGGTACAAATGACCAAATGATTTTTTACCCATCAGTAAGAACGGATTTACCGACAATAGGTGGATCTGGTTTGTATATCAAACAAAAATTAAGAGTTGATAAAGAAATATCGGTAGGTACGGTATCGAGCACTGGCGTTGCATTATATAGAAACGCAACAACAGGAATACTGACAACAACATCATCTGATGTAAGATTGAAGGAAAATATAATACCAATAAGTGGTGCAACAGATATTGTTAAAAATTTAAGAGGGGTTTATTTTAATTATAAAAACGCTGAAAATTTTGAGGTAGATGACCAAAGTAGACAAATAGGTATGATTGCACAAGAAGTAGAATCATTCTTACCTGAAGCGGTAACATTCAATGGCATATCAGATTACAAAACAATACGTTATTCCGAAATGGTTTCATTATTAGTTGAATCTACAAAAGAACAACAAAAAATTATAGAAAGGTTGACAACAGAAATAGAGTCTTTAAAAACAAGAGTGTCAAACTTAGAGTCAAGAAACAGTTAGTAATAGTTACTATCAAACAAAAATCTAAAACGTTATCTCGGTAACATTTATTTTCAAAATGAGTTGCTCTATTATTTTAAATAAAAAATGAAAATTTTTATTCAAATTGCATCCTATAGAGATCCTCAACTTATACCAACAATTAAAGATTGTATTGATAAAGCTAAAAAACCTGAAAACCTAAGATTTGGGATTTGTAGACAATATCATTCTGAAGATAAATTTGATGATTTATCAGAATATGAGAGTGACAAGAGATTTAGAATTTTAAATGTCCCGTATCAAGAATCAACAGGTGTTTGTTGGGCAAGAAATCAAGTCCAACAGTTATATAATGGGGAGGAATACACCCTTCAGTTGGATTCTCATATGAGATTCGAAAAAAATTGGGATGACACATTAATTAAAATGGTTAAACAATTACAAAAAAAAGGACATAAAAAGCCATTATTAACGGGTTATGTTTCTTCTTTTGACCCTGACAATGACCCACAAGGAAGAGTTAATGAACCTTGGCGAATGGTTTTTGATAGATTTACACCTGAAGGTGTTGTTTTCTTTTTACCTGAAGTTATTCCTAATTGGAAAACTCTTAAACAACCAATTCCTGCAAGATTTTATTCTGCGCATTTTGCTTTTACATTAGGAGAATTTTCCAATGAGGTTCAACACGATCCTGAATACTATTTTCATGGAGAGGAAATATCAATTGCCGTAAGAGCATATACACATGGTTATGATTTATTTCACCCACACAAAACCGTAATTTGGCACGAATATACAAGAAAAGGTAGAACAAAACAGTGGGATGATGACAAACAATGGTTTATAAAAAATCAGAATTGTCATAAAAAAAATAGACAAGTGTTAGGTGTAGATGGTGAAAAATATGATGGGGACTTAGGAAAATATGGATTTGGCACAGAAAGAACAGTAAGAGATTACGAAAAATATTCTGGTATATTATTCTCAAAAAGAGGAATTCAACAGTATACTATAGATAAAAAATATCCTCCAAATCCGTATGATTATACAAATGAACAAGAATGGATGGATAGTTTCTCAAAGATATTTAAACATTGTATTGATGTGTCTTTCAATGATGTTTCTGAGAATGATTATGAATTTTGGGTTGTTGCGTTTCATAACGAAAAAGATGAAACTTTATATAGACAAGACGCAGATACCTCAGAAATACTTAGAATGAAACAAGACCCTGATGGTTATTGTAAAATATGGAGAGAATTTAATACAACTGAAAACCCTAAATATTGGGTTGTTTGGCCTTACAGTAAATCCAAAGGGTGGTGTAATAGAATAAGTGGAAATTTATAAAAAAATGAAACTACATATAAGGAACGAACAAAGACAAATTCGATTTGGGGATAAAGATTTTTATATTACTAATTTTTTTAATAAATTATTGACCGAACTACAAAAAAAATTTAACGACTTCTCTTTTGAGATTGTTAACGACACAAATTACGAAAAGTACGGTCAGGGAGGAATTTATAGTTGTATGAATTTTTCAATAGTGAACCCTGAAAATAAAAAATATATTTTAATTTCTTTTTTTGACAATTGGAAATACCATTTCATGTCTCACTTAGGTTGGGATGCGGAAAACATGGTTCAATTTTTTTATCCAGGAGGGTTTAATTTCTACGATTACTATACATTCAAAACAAACACAAAAAACAATTTAGATGTAAAATTTCCAAATGACATTAAAAATATTTATGAACCTTTTTATTATGGGCCTTATTTTGATTGTTGTTATGATTTTATGAATTCTTTATATGAAAAAAACAAAAACTCAGATAAAGAAAAAAAACTTTTTTTTAGGGGGTGGTTATGGGATTTTAGAAAAAAAATGGTAAATGAAATTGTAACAGATGACATTATTATTATTGACAAAAATGTTGATAACCAAAATATGGAGTATACTGAATATCTGAATGACTTATCAAAATATAAAGTATCTTTAAGTCTACCAGGTGGAAATGAAATGTGTAATAGGGACATTGAATGTTTTGGGGTAGGGATACCTGTAATTAGACCTCATTTAAATATTAATTATCCAGACCCATTAATACCTAATTTTCATTATATAAGTTGTTATCATTCCTGTGATTATTCTTTCGATGGACATCCTAAATACAACTCATACACCGATTTCAAAAATAACTTAATTACAACATGGAATAGAGTGAAAAATAATGACGAATATTTAAACTTTGTATCGGAAAATGCTAAAAATTGGTTTGATAAAAACTGTACTTTACCATCAAACATTGAATACTTAATAAACCGAATAGACTTGAAAAAACTTCTTTAAATGAATTTAACTGAAATTAAAAATAAACTTTCATGCTCAACAAAAAATTGTTTTGAAAACGATTATTTTGATATTAATTTTCGTAATGGTGTTGTGAATCACGTAAGTTACAATGGTCTGTCAATTGAACAAAATCCGAATATTGTTGATAGATTTAATGATTTAATTAAATTACATAAACCAAGTAGAGTGTTAGAAATAGGAACTTTTCACGGTGGGTTAACTGAAATAATTAGGGACTTATTGGATTTAAATAATTTAAAGGATTCTGAACTTATATCTTATGATGTCTCAATACCGGAATTTACAAAAAAAAGATTAGAAAAAAAAAGGATATCCCTTATAGTAAAAAACTTATTTTTGATTGACTATAGCGACTTTTTTGATAATCAATGTATGAATGAATTAAAAGAGTACATTCAATTAAAAGGTACAACATTAGTTCTATGTGATGGAGGTAGTAAAAAAAATGAATTCAGATTAATTTCTAAATTATTAAAAACAGGTGATATAATAATGGCACATGATTATTCACCAAACGAAGAGTATTTTGAAAAAAAAATGAAAAACAATTTTTGGAACTGGATGGAAATACAGGATTCGGACATAGATGGTACTAATATAAAATATAATTTAACACCACTTAAAGAGACATCATTTTTAGAAGTGGGTTGGGTTTGTAAAATTAAGAATTAAAAAATGATAGCAGTTCAAATAGGGTCGAACAGAGGATTCGATGATTTCACAGATTTAATACAAAATGAAAATATCAATAAATTAATACTTGTAGAACCTTTCATTGAACATAATGAAAGTTTATTAAAATGTTATTCTCATGTTGGGAATATTAATTTGGAAAATATAATAATAACCGATGATGAAAATCTAACAAAGGAGAAAATTTATTTTCATGAAGAAGATACTAACCATATTAATAAGTTTGAATTGGCTAGTTTAAACAAAACCCATTCAATAAAAGTTAGAAATCATTATACAGAAAATGGTGTTTGTTATCGTGAACTTGATTGTTTATGTATTAACCGTTTATTAGAAAAATACAATTTAACCAAAATTGACATACTTTATATTGATACAGAAGGTTTTGATGATAAAATCATTAAATCAATAAATTTTAATAAATTTATTATTGATAAGATTTATTATGAAAATTTACATATAAACGGAATAGAGTTAAAAAACTTTTTGATAAATAAAAATTATATTATAACCCATAATGTTGGTTATGGGGGATGGTCTGATTATGCGGAATTAAAAAAATAAAAATGGATAAAATAACATTAGTCACTGGTTTATGGGACATTGGTAGAGGTAATCTAGAAGAAGGATGGTCTAGAAGCTATGAACATTATCTAAACAAGTTGGAAGAATTGTTGAGGGTTGATTGCAATCTTATAATATACGGAGATGAAAATCTTAAACATTTTGTTAATGAAAGGCGTGATTCAGATAAAACCCAATTTATTTTAAGGGATTTAAATTGGTTTAAGTCAAACGATTATTACGAGACAATACAAACAATAAGAACTAACCCAAATTGGTATAATCAGGTTGGGTGGTTAAAAGAGTCAACACAATCCAAACTTGATATGTATAATCCACTTGTAATGTCAAAAATGTTTCTTCTTCATGATGCAAAAATATTGGATAAATTTAATTCTGATAAATTATTTTGGATAGATGCCGGAATCACAAATACTGTTCATTCAGGTTATTTTACACATGACGATGTTTTAAATAAAATAAAAAGTTTAACAGAAAAATTTTTATTTATTTGTTTTCCGTATGAGACCAATACGGAAATACATGGTTTTAATTATGAAAAAATGTGTGAACTTTCTACACAAAACCCCAAGTTTGTTTGTAGAGGTGGTTTTTTTGGTGGGAATAAAGACACAATTTCGGAAATGAATTCTAAATATTATAGTTTGATGATGGATACATTAAAAAATGGTTTGATGGGGACTGAAGAAAGTTTGTTTACAATTATGACTTATTTGTATCCTAACTTAATAGATTATTGTGAAATAGAATCAAACGGACTTTTATACCGATTTTTTGAAGACGTAAAAAATGAAACCGTAAAAATTAAATCTATTACATCTAATATAGAAAAAACAAAAATAATTAAGGAAGTAAAAGACATAGGACTATATGTAATCTCTTTCAATTCCCCGAAACAATTTGAGACTTTAATTGACTCTATGTTAGAATATGATACTAATTTTTTAAATAAAACAAATAAGTTTTTATTAAATAATTCTACTGACCTATCAACAACAGAAAAATATCTACAATTATGTGATATGTATGGATTTGTTCATATCAAAAAAGATAACATAGGAATTACAGGTGGAAGGCAATTTATTGCGGAACATTTTAATGACCAAGAAAATTTAAGTCACTATTTCTTTTTTGAGGATGATATGTTTTTTTACAATGGTATAGACAATGTATGTAAAAATGGGTTCAACAGAAAGATTAAAAATTTGTTTAACTCGTCAATTGAAATTATGACTAAAGAAGGTTTTGATTTTTTAAAATTAAATTTTACGGAATTTTTTGGTAGTCATGACAAACAATGGTCTTGGTATAATGTCCCTCAATCATTTAGAGAATCTCACTGGCCTGAAAATAAAAACTTACCTAAACAAGGATTGGATAAAGATTCCCCAAACTTAGAGTTTAAATATATAAAGTCCCATAAAAATGTACCATATGCTAGTGGTGAAATATATCTTTCTAATTGGCCAATTATAATGTCTAAAGAGGGTAACTACAAATGTTATTTAGAAACTAAATTTCAACACCCATATGAACAGACACTTATGAGTCATTGTTATCAAGAAACTATTAAAGGTAAAATTAACCCAGCTGTTTTATTATTAACACCAACCGAACATAATAGATTTGAATTTTACGAAGCCCATCTTAGAAAAGAATGTTGATTGATATATTTATTATTAAAAACATTTAATGGAATTCTTTATTAAGAAAAACGCTACTTTACCTCTACTAAAAATACAAGTTGTTAAAGATGGAAGAAGTGACTTCAATAGAATGATGTCTTTAATAGAAGAATCTGCAATATTCTTTTCTATGGTTGACATAGAAACAGGTATTCCTAAAATAGTTACTAGACCAGCGGGATTTGTGTCTAAAAAATTATTAGAACCAAACGCAGACCCCGAATATTATGTATATTACCAATTTCAAAATAAAGACACAAATAAAGTCGGGAGATACGAAGGTCAATTTTTATTACGAAATTCTGATGGGGTTTTAATTTTACCAATTAGAGAAAAACTTTTTATAAATGTTCAGGAGTCTTATATTGCGGATGATTTACCTTATGATTCATGTTATGTAAGTGAATTCCCATGTTGTGTTGATGTACCTTTTAAAACAACCACAACTACCACTACAACTCCTTGTCCGACTTGTCAACCGTGCCCACCTATTACAACGACAACAACAACAAGTCCTGTAGTAACAACGACAACAACAATACCATTGGAAGTAGTTTTAAATGTGGTAATTACGACAGGTTCAACAATTATTGATTACAATTTAACCGCAAACCAAAATGTTAATGAACCAGTGTTGATGTATTTTACACATACTCTTGATGTTTATAGTGGTAACCCAATTACTATCACAACAGGTGTTACTATAGATTTACAAGATATTTCGGGGACAACACAAGTTATTTTAGATGTGGATTACAATAATCTTACAAGAAATGATGTTTTTTCTAACATACTATTTAGTCCAAATTATTTAACATATACTATAAATGAAATCTACTCTATAACCCCAACACCAACACCTACAGTTACACCAACACCTACAGTTACACCAACACCTACAGTTACACCAACACCTACAGTTACACCAACACCTACAGTTACACCAACACCTACAGTTACACCAACACCTACAGTTACACCAACGTTTGAAGTATTAATTAACCCAATTATAACCGAAAATCATGAATACATTGATGTGGAAAACAATTCTTATTTGGAATATAAAGATCCAGAAATTATATATACCGTAAGTATTTATGTCTCAAGTGGTTCAGTTGTTACTTATTTTACTGTAAATTCAAATATCCCTATCAATAAAAACGTCTCATTACCAATAAGTGTTAATTTAGATTTAATTGGTGGTGGGGATATAACAATAGGGTCAACAGTAATAATACCAAAAAATGAGACATCAGGTCAAACAATTTCTACTAATCCTGCTTTAAATTATAGTTTGTTAACCAAAACGGGAGAAGTGTTCATCCAACCTATTGACATTGATTTTCCATTAAATATTTTAGTTAACGAACTACAATTTGAACAAGAACCCACTCCAACACCAACTCCAACACCAACCTAAACGATGTAACATCTTAACTTAATTAATAAACAAAATATGATATTTATATAAAAAAACAAAAAAATGATACTTTCAGGAAAAACAATAGGAGAATTAGCACTATCAACAGGAATAACAAGTAATTCGTTATTTCCAATCGAACAAAGTGGTTTCACTTTTCATATTCCTTATTCAGGTTTATCAACAGGTGGAGGAACTTATGAAGAAGTAACTTACGATGAGTTATATTCTTTATATACTGGAGGAACTTTAACACCTGGCGGTTATTATTTAATGACCGATTTTCAAACTTGTTACGACCAACCTAATTTCAATAATGTTGGTGACCCAATTGTGACAGGTAACTATAAAACGGGTAATACTGAACCATTGTTATTATTAGCAACTTCAACAACAGGATTTTCACCAACTGTATATTCAACATTATACCCACAAGATAAAATTACTTATGATATAAATTGGAATACAACTGAGGTCACATCAAGTCCTGCGAAGGGTAGGATTACAGAAAGAATTGATGAAAAAAATAACAGAGCCGATTATGATTTCAGAGCAGTTCAATTTATAAGATACGAAGGTTTTTTTTCTGAACAATTACTAGATGGTAGTATTACTATTGACCCAACAGGACTTGTTACAGGGTTTACAACTTTTTTTAACAGTGACTTTGTTGTTGGAGACATTTTAGGAGTTTACAATAATTTTGGTCAATTTCCGATTGGTTCTTTTGGGTATTTTGAAATTACAAGTATAACAAGTGATACCGAAATGTATGTCACAGGAACTACAATACCTACCATATCCGACACATATTATTCAAGAGGTATATCTTTACCTCAACATATGAGTCCATTCCAATGTAACGTTATAAGTTCTGGATATACAGGGTTTTCAGAATATTATACTTTTAATAATAATTTAAATTTAAATACTTATTTGGGTAATTTTAATAATTACAACACATTTTTACTATCCAACAATGTATTTTTATCAGGAACTTATAGAAATAACTATTTTGGTGGAGGTGTTGAAGGTAATACATTTAACGAAGACATGGATTCAAATATTTGTGGTTCAAATTTTAAGTATAATATTATTACAAATGATTTTGACGATAATACAGTCGGGACGGACTTCCAAAGAAATATTATCGACTGTGATATGGATGGTAATTTGATTGGGGAGAGATTTCAAGATAATATGATTGGGGATGATGATGGGTTTGATTTTGACAATAATAGAATTGGTGTAAACTTTTCGTCTAACTTTATAACAATGTCACAAGATGGCTTTATAAACAATAATATTGGTAGTGACTTTTATAATAATATAATTGATTCAGGATTTGAGAATAACCAAATTGTTGGTAGTTTTTATGAAAATTTATTAGACACTAATAATTTTACAAATAATATAATCGGAGAATCGTTTTTTATTAATAAAGTATATTCAGATTTTATTGTTAATATAATCGGACCTAGTTTCTTCAGTAATAATATATATAGTTCGTTTGAGAGTAATACAGTTGGTGATAATTTTAATAATAACACACTAGGGGATATTAATAACATTGGTATTAGCGCATTTAATGAAAATAAAATAGGTACCAATTTCAACAACAATATAATAACTCAAGATTTTTATAAAAATAACGTTGGTGTTTCGTTTTTTAATAACGACATAAGTGGACAAACCACTAATAATGTTATCGGTAATACATTTGAAAATAATACAATTTATGATAATTTCAATCACAACAAAATATCAAATGAATTTAAAGGTAATATGATGCTTCTGTCATTTGAAGAAAACAATGTTGATTCTTTTGTTGGTGGTAATCAGTTTTCAGGAGGTACTTATGGTAATAATATTGGTTCATATACTTTTAATAATGACTTTTTAGGTTATGTTAGTAATAACATTTGGGGTTCCGCGTTTAATACTAATACAATAGGACCTGATTTTAGTAGAAATACAATAGGTAATGAATTTGCTGGAAATACAATAGGTGAAAATTTTAATGAAAATACAATAGGTAATGATTTTAATGAAAATACAATAGGTAACAATTTTCAATGGAATATTATAGACACATTTATCACTACAGTTGATTTTACAACCAATTATGGAAACATCACAGGATTTTCATTTACTGCAACAGGAACTACCGCAATAAATAGTACATACACGTCATTAACTGGTGTAACAAACGGTATTGGTGTAAATGCATCTTTTGATATTGAGGTTTCAGGAGGATCTGTAGTTGGTGTTAGTGGTAATACACAAGGCAAATTATATCAAACAGGTGATACCATAACAATACTTGGAACACAAATAGGAGGTACGGATGTTGATGATGATGTTGTTATTACAGTAACGGGTGTAAGTTCTAACCCATCAGTTTATGAGTCATATACTTGTCAAATTTTTGAGAGACAGGGTGGAAGTAAAAGGTTGTCCTATTATGATAGTTCGGATACCATCAACATAACTGATATAAACGTATAAGAAATTCAAAACATGAGAATCTGTATATTATGTGAAGAAAGCAAAGTTCTTCAAGCAAGAGAAAAAATGAAAAATGATAATATCTTAAAAATAGATTTATCACCAACAGGAGAATTACCAGCAACTCATAAATTGTGTGTTATGGCAGTTCCTGAAGAAAAGGCAAAACAACTTATGGATTCTGCTGAATTAACAATTATTGAAGTAATGAACCCAAAAGAGTTTTTGGAAAAACATAATTTAAAAAAAATTGGAAAATACGGAATTGGAAACCTGTAAGATAAAAAAAAAATTCATCTCAAAAGATGAAGTAGACCAAATAGTAAAATGGATTGATTCTGTTAATCATAGTGGTAACAATAGTAATCACCACCTAACAGAATTATCCAAAACGCTTAATGGTAAATCTTTTATGTTTGACATTTCCAATACACCTTTAACAAATTATATTACAAAATTTCAATCAATATCCGATGTTTCAAAAGAACATCTACCTAATTTTATATATAATTTAATAAATAAAATTTCTGAAGAATTTAATTTTCCAAAAGATAACATTTTTTTACAAGCGGTTGATATGAGTAAAGGTGGAAAAATAAATCCACATTATGACGCATCACTTGACGGTTACATAAACTATAAATGTAATATAAGTGTTTTATCTGACAATTATAATTTTTTTGTTGACAAAGAATCTATCCACATTGAAGAAACCGATTTATATGGTTTTGAAGCTTCACTCTATAAACATTGGACAAACGAGTTCAATTCAAGAAGGGTATTCTTAAGTTTTGGATTTATAGTACCATATAATGTGGTTGGGAGGACTGAAGATGACCCAAGAGTAAGACTCAGTAAAAGAATAGCTAAACATTTTCAAAATCTCAGTTGATAAGAGTAATTTTTACTCCTATATTTTATTTGAAGGTAAATGTCGACCTAACTCGACAGCAAATACACCAAAATAAAATATATGATTTCACAAGAAGAGATTCAAAAGTTCCTTGAAGGGAATGACCCAGAAGAGTACATCGTATCAATAGAGTACGATTACGCATCCGACAAAATTTTTAAAATCAAAGAAGTCCCTGACAAAGGTAAATCTATTGTCAAAGATAACCTTATTGCATTTGCATGGGTTGGTGATTTACGTGGTTTAAACTTTTATAGTAATTCTAAAGGATTACAAAAAGAGGCAATGTCTAAATATGGTATTGTAATTGAGAAGTTACGTACCGATGGTAATGAAAGATTAGAAAGGGGTTTAACTTTTATGGTTAAATCCCTTAAAGGATATAGAACACTCATTCAGTTTTTTAGAGACGGAGGAATAGACCCTTGGGGTGAAAAAACAAAAGATAAAATAATGGTTCTACCGCCTGTAGAACAATACCTCATCTCAAAAGAAAAAAGGTTATTCAAAGGATTCGAGGAATACAACGATATCACGAGGTTTGTATTCGACTTGGAAACTACCGCTTTAGAACCAAAAGACGGTAGGATATTTATGATAGGTATGAAAACTAACAAAGGTTTTCTTAAAGTAATTGAGTGTAAAGACGAAGATGAAGAAAGAAGAGGACTTGTTGAGTTTTTCAGGACAATAGAAGAAATTAAACCATCAATCATATCAGGTTACAACTCAGCGAACTTTGACTGGTATTGGATTTTTGAGAGATGTAAAGCTCTAAACTTGGATATCAAAAAACTTAATACATCTCTTAATTCAAACAAACCAATATCCCAAAAGGAGTCAATGTTAAAATTAGCAAATGAAGTTGAGAAATATAATCAAGTTCAGATGTGGGGTTATAACGTAATTGATATTCTACACTCAGTTCGTAGAGCACAAGCAATCAATTCTAATATCAAAGAAGCGGGACTTAAGTACATTACAAAGTTTATTGATGCGGAAGCAAAAGACCGTATCTATATTGACCATACCAAGATTGCCCCCATGTATTCTAATAAAAACGAATATTGGTTAAACATTCAAAATGGTGGTTATAAAAAAGTTGGTATTGATACCAAGATTGATGAGGTTTGTGAAAGAAGAAATGACATATATATCAAAACAACAGGTGACGATATTGTAGAGAGATATCTTGACGATGACTTGGAGGAAACCCTACTTGTTGATGAGGAGTTCAATCAAGGAACTTTTCTTCTCGCCTCACTTGTACCAACAACATATGAAAGAGTTTCAACAATGGGAACTGCGACATTATGGAAAATGTTGATGTTAGCATGGTCTTACAAACATGGACTTGCAATCCCTGCTAAAAACGAGAAGAGAAACTTTGTTGGTGGTTTGTCAAGGTTAATCAGAACAGGATATTCAAGGAACGTATTAAAACTTGACTACTCTTCACTATACCCATCTATTCAGTTGGTTCATGATGTATTTCCCGAATGCGATATAACAGGTGCGATGAAAGGTTTGTTATCACATTTTAGAACAACCCGTATTATGTATAAGAATTTGGCTGAGGAATATGCGAGTATTGACAAGAAGAAGTCACTTTCTTTTGACAGAAAACAGTTACCAATCAAAATCTTTATCAATGCATTCTTTGGTTCATTATCTGCACCACAAGTATTTCATTGGGGTGACATGGATAAAGGTGAGATGATTACTTGTACAGGAAGACAGTATCTAAGAATGATGATTCATTTCTTTATGGATAGAGGATATACTCCACTTGTGATGGACACGGATGGTATTAACTTCTCTGTTCCCGATGGTGTAGAAAGTAGAAGATACATTGGTAAGGGACTTAATTGGAAAGTTAAGGAGGGTAAAGAATATGTAGGTGAAGAAGCTGATGTGATGGAGTTTAATGACTTAGCAATGAGAGGTGAAATGGCACTTGATACTGATGGACAGTGGCCCGCCTGTATTAACTTAGCAAGAAAGAACTACGCCCTTATCACAGGTAAAGGTAAAATCAAACTTACAGGTAACTCAATCAAATCTAAAAAGATGCCAAAGTATATTGAGGTATTTTTAGATAAAGCGATTAAAATGTTACTTGATGGTGATGGTAAAGGATTTGTAGAATACTATTATGAATACCTACAAAGAATATTCGATCAAAAAATTCCTTTGGCTCAAATTGCAAACAAGTCAAAAGTCAAACAATCTATTGACGATTATATTGCAAGAAGTAAAACCAAGACAAAGGCGGGGGCTTTAATGTCAAGACAAGCACACATGGAACTTGCAATCAGAGAAAACTTAAATGTGAATCTTGGTGATATTATCTATTACGTTAACAATGGAACTAAGGCATCACATGGAGACGTTCAAAAAGTTAACAAACCTAAAAAAGGATGGACACAAGAACATTTAGATAGTTATTTTGACGGATATGGTACATACCCTGAAGATAACATGGATTCAATAATCCAATTAAATTGTTATAGATTAGACCCAACAGATTTAGAAAACAATCCTGATATGTTAGGAGAATATAACATTCAAAGAGCAATTGCGACTTTTAACAAAAGAGTAGAACCGTTACTTGTTGTTTTTAAACAAGAGGTTAGAAAATCTTTATTGATTAAAAATCCAGAAGACAGACCTTTCTTCACAACTGAACAATGTGAGTTAATTAATGGACAACCTTTTGAGGAGGGAGACCAAGACAAACTGGAAGATGTGATGCAAATATCAGATGAAGAAATGGTTTTTTGGGATAAGGTTGGTGAATCACCATTCCATATGTATAGATTGGCAGACCCATTTATGTTAAAATTCTTAGGAGAAGAAGAATTAAGACATTTTGAGACCGTCGGAGGATAGTATATACCAATTACCTTCTACGAACTGAAATTGTACGCAAGCTCCTTTTTCCAAAAGGAGCTCATCCCATTCCTCATCAATTAAACCTGTGTCTGATTTAACTAAAACTTGAGTCAATGACTTTATTATTATTCTTTTAGTTATAATTGAGTTTAAAGTAACTTCGGATGAATCCACTCCTCTTACAATTAATAAGTTTTCATCTCTAGTCCAATACTCTTTAGCGGAAATAATAACCGCCTTGTCATCAATTTTAGGAATATCAATTGTGTTTTGATACCTAATAACATTTTTTCTTTGTGGTATATTTGTCATATTACGTATATTTGTCTTGGCATAGCTCTAAACTTCAAAGTCTTGTTAAGATTTTCAGCAATTAATGCCTCTCTTTCTAAAACTTTATCAGGTCTAAGTCTTGTTAATCTTCCTTCAGCTCCTGTCAACTCCTCAAGTAATTTAGTTTTTTCGTCTTTACCTTCTGTTGCTAAAGTTGCATAATCCATAGTTAGGTCACCATCAGGAGTTTTCAAATTACCACTAAATTTACCTCTAACTTTTGATAATAGTTCTTTTGCTGAAGCAACAAACCATCTTCTAACCCAAATTTGAGAAGGATTATTTAAATCGTTCCAACTTATTTTATCAAAAGGTACATCCGAAGGAAGTTTTATAATGTCAGGATTATCTTTTAAACATTTATCTCTATCAGCATCGTTTGTGTCGTAATACCAATACCAAACTTTACCTTTCATCAAAGTTGAGTTACCAAAATCAAATTTACCTCCAGGTGTATTCATTAAGTGTATACCTTTTTTTCCGTTAGGTAGTGCGGTCACACGATAAGTTAAGTCACCAGCAATTATTCTTTTTTGTATATTTATTTCTTGCATTCTCAACAACATATCAAATGCTGGCATTAAGAAATAACTACCTGACACGTTACCAACTTGTGCGTATCCTGCAGGTCCTGATATACCACCACCAGCAATACCTCCAAAGGCCCAAGGATCGAACAGAAGGTTATTCATTTCTGGTGGAGTAAACCACAACAATTCGTTTAATTCTCGACCCGCAGGTATCTCATAAATTTGTTGTCCTCGTTCTAATTGAATATAATCTTTTTTTAGTACCCAATCACCTCCGGCTTGCAAACCTACAATTTTTGAATACGCATAAGTATATCTTGTTTCGTAATCCAAACTTTTAGTCATGAAGGCATTTGTTAAAGATTGGGTTTCAACGTTTAATCCCCATAAACTTGTCCATTGACTTTCAGTCAACCATTCTTGTATGTATTGCGAATAGTCCTCAATGGAGAATTCCAAAAGAGTGTCAAGTTGCTCATCTTCTAATTCAACTGACCTAAGTGGAGCACCCAATACGTGTCTTACTCTTTTGTAGAGTTTTTCTCTTTCTTCATTGCTTATAATAGACATAATGATTGTTTTTATATAAATATTTCAATTATCTATTCGGGACAAAAATAGTTCATTAACAAAATCCCAATTTACATGATTCCAAAAGTTTTTGATATATTCATCTCTTTTATTTTGGTATTTTAAATAATATGCGTGTTCCCATAAATCAAGTCCCAAGACAGGATATCCCCCTCCTTTTATAATATTCATCAGAGGATTGTCTTGATTTGGTGTGGATATAATTTTTAATTTTTTATTTTTTGTAATTATCAACCAACACCATCCTGAACCAAACCTTTTTTTGGACTCTTCGTTGAACTCATCTTTCATTTTTTTAATATTACCGAAATCCTTATTAATCTTTTCAAGAATCTCTTTTTTAGGGACTTGTTTTTTTGGTGATAACATTTTCCAAAACAGAGCGTGATTAAAAGCACCTCCAGCATTATTTCTTACAACATCATCATATTTACTAACCGATAAAATAATTTCTTCTAATTCTAAATCACCATATTTTTTATCCGATAAAGCATCGTTTAATTTTTTTACATAACCCTTATAATGTTTATTATAATGTATGTTCATTGTTTTTGGGTCAACAAAATTTCTTAATGATGAATATGAATAAGGTAATTTTTCTATTCCTATTTTTTTCATTTCATTTATAAATTCATTCCTTAATTTTTCCCCATCTATTAATAATATTTGCTCTTGTAATAAATTTATTTTATTTTGTATTGGTTTAACCTCTTCATAAATTATTCCATCCATGTTAGGATTTTTTGATTCAAATTTTTTTAAAAGAGAACCAGCTAATGCATTTGCTTCGTTTTCATTTTTTCCACCAATGTCTGGACCTCTTTCTCTCCCTAATACATTTCTTTGATATACATGAATCCATTCGTGAGCCATAGTTCTCAGAATGTCTCTATTCATTCTATTATTAATTAGTATTTTAATTCCTTTTTTTACGTGTTGACTACCAGTTGTCATTTTACCGATACGTTCACCAACAAATGAAATTATTAAATCATCTTTTAAACCATAGTTTTTTTGTAAAAATTTACAAAAATCTTTAAATAGATTTTTTTGTTTTGTATTTAACTTACATTTTATATTTTTAAAAGTAACATTCATTAATGATAAATATTCTTTAAACAAAAAAACCTCGTTAGACGAGGTTAGTTGTTTTGGTTTAATAACAGATTTTAGTATCTATTTCTATAATATCTTCTTCGAGACTCTGACATTTCACCCATTGAATCCATTGGGTTTTCTAATGGTTCATCTGATTGTTGAGATAATTTTTCAAACAATTTTACAAACTCAGGTGCTGGTAAAGTTTTAAATGCTTCTGTTGAACATTTTTGGAAGTCCAATCTTTCTGGGTCACATCCAGGTATGTTACTGTGAGTTTTTAGTAACTCAACATCTGCCGATAAATTTACTTCCTCTTCTTTAACTATTCTTCTTAAAAGTCTTTCTAATTTTCTTTCGTTCAATCTATTCATAACAATTTTTTATTATAAATAGTATAATCATTTAAAAAAAATTAACGTAAATTAATTAAATTTAAAATTTCTTCTACGACATCTATTGAGTCAGAAACTTCATCCCCCATTACAGTTCCTATGATTTTCTTCTTCTTATTTAGTATGTCATATATTGCACCTTCTATTGTGTTCTCAAATATAGGATAATAAACTAATACATTATTTTTTTGTCCATATCTATAAGCTCTATCTTCTGCTTGTGCGTGTTCTGCGGGAACAAAAGATAAGTCATTCATAATAACAACTTCAGCTGCCGTCAACGTAAGTCCAACACCTGCCGCTTTCAAATTACCAACAAAAACTTTAATTTTTTCATTATCTTGGAATTGATCTACCGCATATTGTCTTTGAACTTTATTACAACTCCCATCTAAATAAACTGACTGTTTACCAAAATGATTATGGATTAATTGTAGAGTGTCTGTAAAGTTTGTAAAAATAATGACTTTCTTTCCTTGTTCTATAATATTTTCGGCAAATTCAATTGTTTGTCTTACTTTTTCATTTGCAATTACCTTTCTTACTTTCATAAGTTTAGAAAACTGAATGGTAAGTGATGACGATTCTTCTTTACGATTATCTAACCATTCGTAATACTCACCCATTAAATCTTTATATTCTTTTGATGAGGTTCTCAAATAAACAGGAGTTATGATTTTATCAGGTAAATCCAACACCTCTTCTTTTAATCTACGAAGTATTTGTTTTGAAGTTCTATCTTTTAATTCCTCAAGATTTGATGCCCCTTGAACGTTCCATACCTTTCTATTCCCCGCCTTAAACTGATATCCCTGACAGTATCGGATAGCATAAGCCATCCAATTCTGTGCGACGGGACTTTCGATGATACTCAAAAGATTATAATAGTTCATTGGTCGAGAAGTCATCGGTGTTCCTGTTAATAACCAAACTCTTTTAATTTTTTTAACAAAGTGATTAATTATTTTTGTTCTTTGCGCCTGAGCATTAGACACCATATGTGCTTCATCTAATATTACAAGTTCAAAGTCGGATTGATTTAATAAAGAATTTTCACTGTCTTTTAAATCATGGAAATTTTTTAAAATATCATAATTTACTATAACAAAATCTGACTCAGTTGAAAACTTTTTTCCTTCTGAAATAAACACACTCCTATCTGAGTAGTTCTCAATCTCCCTTTGCCAGTTGATTTTAAGTGATGCGGGACAAATAATTAAAATCTTTTTTGCTCCTGTTTCTAAAGCGGCAATAATTGTAGATGTGGTCTTACCAAGTCCCATATCATCGGCTAATATAAATCTACGAGAACCAACCAATTTTTCTATCGCTTCTTTTTGGTGTGAAAGTGGAGGACGATGTTCATATTTAGAATAATCAATCTCAACTTTCTCAATTGTGTGAGATTTAATCAATGCCGATTTAGGCACCCAAAATTCAGATAGTACGTCCTTTTCGAAAAATTTTCCCCAAATGTGATATGATTTTTCTTTTTCTACTAATAACTTTTCTATATATATTTTTTCAGGAGTCTGTAAAAGATATTTTTCTTCCGCAAACTTTTTTGCAAAATATGTATCTAACTCAACCCATTTACGAGCAACTTTTGGTGTTACAGTATGGTAATTATTAATGTAGTCTGATTGTGTCCTTGTTGGGTAAAATTTTTTATTTGATTCCTTTTTTTGTCTCAAAGATAAAATATAGTTATTTGCACCAGAATAGGTGTCTAATATTTCTAAAGCTTGATGTTCTATGAGAGGTTTAATATTGTCCAAAACCAATTTTAGATAAAAAATAATAATAAAAAAGATATTTATCAAGAAAATACTTCATGAACAATAAAGTTCCTATAACGAGACTTGGTAAGTTTTTTGGTGATAACGACTTCAATTTAGAAATTGGAATGGGTCAAGAGTGGTTAATAGGTGATATGAATTACACTTGTGTTCTTTATAGAGTTGATAGGACAAAAACTAAAAAGGATGATGTATATGGGGAAACCCTTACTGATGGTATAATATATTTACCACCTGTTGAGTTTAATGCGTACATTGGTATTGCCGCTCCCGAAAATAAAATGTTGGGGTCATCTAGAGTTGACCAAGTTGAACCAGGTAATATTACAGTTTCAGTGTACTTAAAGACATTGGAAGAATTAAATATTGATATTAGTTTTGGTGATTACATTGGTTATTATGAAACTGAAAATTTTGTTAGGTATTACACCGTTGTAAATGATGGTAGGGTAGTGTCAGACATAAAACATAATTATAAAGGTTATAAACCTTTTTATAGAACTATAATAGCATCCCCAGTTAGTTCTAACGAATTTAGAGGATTGTAAAATATGGGTTTACCGAAAAAAATAAAAAAGAATATATCACTCAAATTTCCTGTCGGTCCATTGGAAAGGAGACATGAATTGACGGATATGATAATGGAGAAAGGTACGTTTTTACCAAAAGGACTATTACATGCCGATTTAGATAGAGGGTTTTTAGATTTTGTAAATGAAAATTTTACAGTAACGGTTGATGGGAAAAAAATCCCGATGATAGATATTTTGATAACAACACAAAATTGGTCTCAATTCACTGAAACTTGGGACTTCCAAAATATTGATAAAAATGCCGAACCTCCTTTTATTACAGTAGTCAGACAACCAGAAGTTAAATTCGGAGAACCATCAATAAAATATAATATACCAAATAGAAGACTATATCATTATGCTCAAGTACCAACTTGGGACGGTCAAAGACATGGATTAGACGTTTATAAAATACCTCAACCAATACCAGTACAAATAAATTATACTGTTATAATAATTTGTAATAGAATGAGAGAAATAAATGAGTTTAATAAAAAGATAATGCAGACGTTTGCATCAAGACAAGCGTATCAAAATATAAAAGGTCATTATCTTCCGATTATAATGAGTGACGCTTCTGACGAATCAGTATTAGATTTAGAAAAAAGAAAGTTTTATATGCAAAAATACCCAATGACTTTACAAGGGATATTATTAGATGAGGACGAGTTTGAAGTACAACCTGCTATTGTCAGAACAATACAAATGTATGAGGTTGATGAATCGATAAAAAAGAAAAGAAAAAAGAAAAATCCTGAAGAACCGTTGGATTTTACTTTCAAATTCAGTGTAGGGTCAGATTCCAAATCCGATATAATTTATTACACTACTGACTTAAAAGTTTCTGAAATAAATAACGTAGATTCTTATGAGGTTTATATTAATGATGACTTTTATGGTCAAGATATTTCTGAAATACAAATTAATACAAGTGACAATCTGAGAATAGATATTATCAAAGATGATATTACCAAAGATTCTGTATTAGTTTTCCAACAAAAGTTAATTTAATTATTCACCGTAAATATCTTTTTTTTCTTTACACTTTTCATAAATTAAGTTTTCTAAAAACTTGTACATTTTAATACCTCTTTTGTCACAATATTTTTTTAAAGTATCGTGAGCATCAACAGAAATCTTCAAATTTTTTATTTTTTTTGAATCTTTTTCCATAGGTAGAAAAAAGGCAGAATAAAATCATACCAAGATATAAATAGTTTGTTAGAAGTAAAGTTTTTGCCTAAATCTTGGGTATTTATATATAAAATAAAATATAATAATAAATTAAACTAAAAAATTATGGCAACTAATAGTAAAATTTTTGTTTCACCAGGTGTCTATACTTCTGAAGTAGATTTGAGTTTTGTAGCACAAAGTGTTGGTGTTACTACTCTTGGGATTGCTGGAGAAACCCTGAAAGGACCGGCTTTCGAACCTATTTTTATTAGAAACTACGAAGAATTCCAATCTTACTTTGGGGGAACATCTCCAGAAAAATTCGTTAACACCCAAATACCTAAATATGAAGCAGCATATATTGCTAAATCTTATTTACAACAATCAAATCAACTTTTTGTCTCAAGAATATTAGGTCTATCAGGATACGACGCTGGTCCTTCTTGGTCTATTACAACTAGTGCGAACGTTGACCCAACAACAATTAACCCATATTGTTTAAGTGCGGTTACTCCATCTGGAAGTTGTGAACCAGTTTGTATTTTACCTAAAACAATTCCTTTCACTGTAGAATTTACAGGATGTACTAATGGTGTTTCATCTGTAATTTTTGAATCTTTTCCTGATGAAATAGAAGTATTATTAAACGAACAATATGAACAATTTAATGGTAATACATCTACATTACTTAGTGATTTACAGTTTTTTGCGTATCAAAGAATATTAAATCCGGCAACTGAAGAAACATCTATAGCATATTTTGGTAGTATCGATGGAGATGATTATGACATACTCTCAAGTGGATATACTGCATCGACAAATGTTTTTAATGTTCCGTCACCATCAGCAAGTTTGACTGACTTCACATCACCATTTAATGATACATGGTATTATGCTTTGTTTGAAAATATCGGTAATGCGGAATATTCAGGGTTCTCATTTTGGTCAGTAGTTAGTGGTTTAACTAATATAAACCCAATAACAACATCTACAACTACACCAGCACCAACACCCGAACCAACACCAAATCCTTGTATCACCCCAACTCCTGTTGTTCCCACAACTACAACAACTACAACTGTGGTGGATTGTTTTTCGGGTACAATGATAGGTATGATATATGTTTATTCGGGTATGGCGTATACAAATTATGATGATTTGGTTGTTGCGACATTGAGATCTAGAGGTATATCTACATACAGTGATGAAAATAATCCAAGATATGAAATTACTGGTATAACTGACGTAACTATGGATTGTACAGGTCAATATGAAAGTGTACTTAAAAACCCGTTTGCTAAATTTGCTATAAACGCAACAAACTATTTAGGTAACAACTTCACGTTTGTTACATCTTTCTCTACAAGTGATTCAGAATATATATCAAAAGTTTTCGGTGGAAACAACTTTGGAAAACCTAGAAATGTCGTACCACTTTTTGTTGAGGAAAGATTCCAAACAATGTTGAGATGGGCATACAACAAAGGATATATTAGAGGTTTAAAATGTGATTTAATCTCTTTACCTGAAGCACAAAGTGAAGACCCAACATCAATTGGTTGGTATTTAGAAAGATATCAATCACCTGAAAGTCCTTGGGTAGTATCAGAAGTAAGAGGTTCTAAAGTTTATAACCTTTTCAAATTTTACACTATATCTGACGGTAACAGTGCAAACACAGAAGTTAAAATTTCTATTTCAGATATATCTTTCGCAAACGAAACATTTACCGTGTTAGTGAGAGATTACTATGATACAGACTCAAACCCTGTTGTTTTAGAAAAGTACACTAACTGTTCAATGAATCCGCAAGAAAATAATTTTATTGCTAAAAAGGTAGGTACATTAGATGGAGAGTTTGAACTCAAATCTAGATATATTATGGTAGAAATGAACGAGGATGCACCAATAGATGCTTTACCTTGTGGTTTCGAAGGTTATAACTTTAGAGAGTATAGCGGAGGAAAATCACCGTTCCCAATTTTCAAAACTAAGTATGATTTTCCAGGAGAATTAGTATTCAATCCTCCGTTTGGAACTCCTTCAGGAACTGATGATGCGGGATTATCTTCTGGTGATAACATAAGAAAAACATTCTTAGGTTTCTCAACAAGTGCTGATTATGGTTACGACCCAAGTTTCTTCGAATATGTGGGTAAAAGAAATCCATCAAACATTTGTTTTGCAACTGAATCGTCACCTTGGTTATATAGAACAAGAGGATTCCACATGGATAAAAATGCAAGTGGTATAACAATTTCTAACGGTTTCTCAACAAGTGGTGAACCAAGATTTTACGTTGGTAGTGCGGACTTTAGTTCTGAACCTGTTGTTGATACAAACCCATATTACAGATTATTTGCACGTAAATTTACCTTGTTAGTACAAGGAGGTTTTGATGGATGGGATATATACCGTGAAAGAAGAACAAATGAAGATAAATATGTTTTAGGTAGAACAGGTTATTTAAACGGAGCTTGTGCAACTACAAGATATCCAAACGCAGTTGGTTGGGGAGCGTTTAAACAAATCTCTGTTGGTGACGGTACAACTGATTATGCAAATACTGACTACTACGCATATCTATTAGGTATCAGAACATTCTCTAATCCTGAAGCGGTTAATATAAATTTATTTGTAACTCCAGGTATTGACTATGTTAACAATAGTAATTTGGTTGAGTCTACAATAGAAATGATTGAGACAGAAAGAGCGGATTCATTGTATATAACAACAACTCCAGATTATAACCTTTTACTTCCTACAACAACAGGAGCTGACGGTCTTATTTACCCACAAGAAGCAGTTGACAATTTAGAAGAGACTGGAATTGATTCCAATTATACCGCAACTTACTATCCTTGGGTTCTTACAAGAGACAGTGTTAATAACACTCAAATCTATATACCACCAACGGCAGAAGTTACAAGAAACTTAGCGTTGACCGATAATATAGCATTCCCTTGGTTCGCAGCGGCGGGTTACACTCGTGGTATTGTTAATTCAATTAAAGCACGTAAAAAGTTAACACAAGAAGATAGAGATGTTCTATATTTAGGAAGAATTAACCCAATTGCAACTTTCTCAGATGTTGGTACTGTAATTTGGGGTAACAAAACCCTACAAGTTAGAGAGTCTGCACTTGATAGAATTAACGTAAGAAGATTGTTATTACAAGCACGTAAATTAATTTCAGCGGTTTCAGTAAGGTTGTTGTTTGACCAAAACGATGAAAAAGTAAGACAAGATTTCTTAAATGCGGTTAATCCAATTCTTGACGGTATAAGAAGAGACAGAGGTCTTTACGATTTCCGAGTTACAGTTTCTAACGACACTGCTGATTTAGATAGAAATCAAATGACTGGTAAAATTTATATCAAACCAACACGTTCACTTGAATTTATTGATATAACATTCTACATAACACCAACAGGAGCATCTTTCGAAGATGTTTAAATAAAATAAAAACAAAGAAAGAGGGGAACATAAATTCCCCTTTTTTTATTTTGTTAATATTTATATTATATGTTTAATTACAAAAAAATAGTAAAACGTATTATTTCAGAGGTCACTCAAGAAAATATGTTAAAATATGGTCTTAAGTATTATGCTTTTGATTGGGATGATAATTTAATGGAAATGCCGACCCTTATTTATTTAAAAGACGAAGATGGTGACGTTATTGGTATGTCCACTGAAGATTTTGCTGAATACAGAACTTTAGTAGGTCAAGAACCGTTCAATTATAAAGGTCATATGATAGTAGGTTTTGATAAAGACCCATATAGAGATTTTGGAGTTTCAGGTGACAGGAAATTTTTAGAAGATATTAAATACGCACCAATCGCATCACAAGATGTGTGGAATGACTTTAAAGAGGCTATCAACTATGGAAGTGTGTTTGCGATTATTACAGCAAGAGGACATACACCATCAGTTCTAAAAAGAGCTGTCAAATATCTTATAGAAAACAATATGCATGGAATTGAGAAATCTCAGTTAATAAAAAATTTAAAAGAATATAGAAGAAGAGCTGGGTTAAAACAAGTAGAAAATGAGAATTGGTTAATTAACGATTATTTAGAGAGATGTCAATTCTCACCTGTTTCATACAGAGCAGGTTCTGCTGCAAATCCAGAGGAAGCGAAAATACGAGAAATAAAAAGATTTATGACAAATCAGAGAAGGTCATCAAAAAAATTTCAGAAATCCTATTTTATTAACCACGTTAGTTCGGGAGATGATTCTGTGGGAGGTAACCTATTTAAATTTGTTGAACCAAAATTTGGTTTTTCAGATGACGACGAAAGAAATGTCCATTCAATGAAAAATAAATTAAGTGATAAAGAAAAAGAAAACTTAAATATTTATTTAACAAAAGGAGGAGAAAAAAATATTTATGAAAACTGGTCTAGTAGAAGATTAGTTCAAAATAAAAGGAAGTAAATAGAAAAAATTTTTTAACTAATATTTATAATAAAATAAACTAAGAAAAAAAAATAATACAACATGGCTGATCTTTTAATGAAAATGCCCATACCTTACGAACCAAAAAGACAGAATAGGTTCTTAATGAGATTCCCAACCGATTTGGGTATCAATGAGTGGGTAGTACAAACAGCATCGAGACCTAAAATTACAATAGGTTCACAAGCAATTAAATTCTTAAATACAGAAACATATGTTGCTGGTTCGTTCACATGGGGTGAAATTGCAGTGAAACTATTAGACCCAATCGGTCCTTCAACCACCCAAGCGGTTATGGAATGGGTTAGATTGGTTGCAGAATCTGTTACAGGACGTATGGGTTATGCTGCAGGTTATAAAAGAAATGTAGATTTAGAAATGTTAGATCCTACGGGTGTTGTTATCGAAAAATGGTTATTGGTTAACGCATTTCCATTAGGATATGATGGTGGTTCTCTTGGTTACACAGGAGACGGTTTGAGTGAAGTTAACTTCACTCTGAAAATGGATAGAGCAATTTTGGTTTACTAAAAATAATATAACATTAAAATTAACCCATATACATATTGTGTATGGGTTTTTTATTTACATAAAAATACATGAAATTATATTTTTAACAAAAAGATTATGGAAGATGAAATAAAATATGGTCAAATGAATTTTACAATACCACATGATGTTATTGAATTACCATCAAAAGGTATTTTTTATAAATCAAAAAAATCAAGTGTCAAAGTAGGTTTTTTAAATGCAAGTGACGAAGACGCTCTTTCATCAGGTTTGAAAAATAACAACTTATTAGTAACTTTGTTAAGAAATAAAGTATATGAACCTGAATTGAAACCTGAAGAAATGTTAGATGGAGATATTGAAGCAATATTAATATTTCTTAGAAACACATCATTCGGACCTGAATATACTGTTAAATTAACAGATCCATTAACAGGAAAACTTTTTGACCACACATTTAGTTTGGAAGAATTAAGTTTCAAAAATCCAAAAGTAAATCCTGACAATGAAGGACTATTTGAAACAACATTACCAAAAAGTAATGCTAAAGTCAAACTTAAACTTTTGACGTTAGGTGAAAAACAAAAAATAACCAAAATGGAATCTACATATTTGAAAGGTCGAGTAACACCAACAACAGTTTGGACATTACAAGAACAGATTGTAGAACTTAATGGTAGTAGAGATAAATCTTCGATAATTGATTTTATACAAAATATGCCAATTATGGATTCAAAATATATAAAAAGATTTATATCGGAAAATGAACCTGGAGTAGATTTAAGACTCAACGCAATAGCCCCGTCAGGAGAAAACGTATCGACTATGATATCGTTTGGGGTTGACTTTTTTCGGCCTTTCTTCGACGTATAAAAAATATCTTTTAGATCAATATATTTTTCTTTCTAAATTTCTTCATGTCTCATACAGAGATTTTTTGATAATCCCAACCTACCAAAGGAATTATATGGTAGAGAAAGTTATTGAGATGAATAGAAGAAATTAAAATTACCGTATTTATTTATAAAAGAATATTATGATGTTTTTCGTAACAGGTGAAACCCAATTTGGGTTAGGTGGAGTTACTGACGCTTTAAAGTCAAACTTGACGGGTATACAACTCATGGTTGAAAATATCGACGAGCAGTTTGGAAAAATGGCCAATACTATTGGGTTTGGTCGAGAACAGGCATTTCTTTTAAAACAAACCCTTACAGAAGGTTTAACTGAAGTAACAAGATTAGGTGGTAATTTAGAAAAAATTGTTGCACAACAAACCGCATTATTTGAAACGTTTGGAACACAAATTATTCTCAACAAGAATGCAACAGATGAATTGTTTGCAACAACTCAAGCCACTGGTATTGAAACTAAAACACTATTCGAAGGTTATGTAAACTTGGGAAAATCAATATACTCCGCAAACGAAGAAATGGCAACTATAATGGAGAGTGCCGATTTGATAGGAGTAAACGCTCAAACTGTTACCAAACTTGTAGGTGCAAATTTGAAAGAGTTATCAAGATTCAACTTTAAAGACGGAGTTATTGGGTTGGCCGATATGGCAGCAAAATCCTCAATGTTAAGAGGGGATATGACGGCAGCTCTTGAAACCGCTAAATCTTTGTATCAACCTGAACAGGCTCAAGAGTTTGTTAATAAGTTATCTAGATTAGGTATTGTACAGTCAGAATTGATGGATGTTGAACGAGTTAGATTTTTATCAAGAAATGACCCTGAAAAATTACAAGAAGAAATTGCTAAAATTGCTTCAACCTTTGTCGATGAAACAGGTAAAATGAGTGCGGTTGGAATGGATTTCATGGACGAACTTGCCAAAGGAACAAGCTTCAATGCTAACCAACTGTCAGAAATGGGGATTGCTTTCAAAGAAATGCAAGACAAACAAAAAATTATTAATGAAACTGGATTGAAAGGTTTGATTCCTGACGAGAAGGAAATGCAAAAATTGGAAAACATTTTAATTAAAGGTAAAGATGGAAGATTTGAAGTAACATATAAAGAAGATGGTCAACAAGTGACAAAGGCAATTCAAGATATGTCACAAACCGAACAACAAAAATTAGCCGATTTTTTAAAAACACAAAATGACCAAATAGAAAAAACGTTTGAAGCAAAACCAGGAGAAGACAAAGACCTGAAAGGACTCATAGAACAACAAATGGGAATAAGTGAAAAAGTTGCCAATTCACTCGCAGCCCTATCAACTGTAATCCCAAGTCAAATAGCTGGTTCTGAAAGAGGTGAAAAAATAATAGAAACAATGGCTAATACCCAAGACAAAATAGCAACAACAGCATTAGAATCTTTAGATAAATTGACAGACGATGCGGGAAAAATGATTGAATTAAAACTGAGTTATTTAGATAAAGTTGGAAAAAATATTGAAGATAAAATGCCAACTATAATCTCTGGTGTTGAAGAATATGGAGATAAAATTATTACAGAAATGCAAAATTTAATAGATACTTTAGATACAAATTTAAATAGTTTAATTACAAAATTAGGAGATTTTACTGGTAGTATTAAAAAATTCTTTGGGGTTGCGGATGACTTTGTTAGTTTTCCTGGTGATAATAGAATGTTGTTAGGTGAAGAAGGGGCAATTAGAATTAATCCTAAAGATACTATAATTGGTTCTACAGAATTTCCACAAACAAAAGATGATTTTGATAAATTTATGGAAGGAATGAAATCACCTCAAAATCCTTATGTATCTGCACCAGTAGAAACAATAAGTCCGATAAATTTAGAAACTTTAAAATCGATGGGTTTAAAAAATGAGGAATTAACATCAATAATGATGCAGCCAAACCCAATAAACACAACCCCAAGTGAAATAAAAACCTCAACAGATATAAATCATAAATTAGATATAATGGTAGATTTGAAAAATGTACCAACAGGTACTGATAAAGAAATGTTAAAATCTACAATAGAATCAGTGGTGTTAAAAGACGAATTTGTCAACAACATAAAAACAGTTTTAAATAGAATTAAAGGATTCAATTATCAATAATGAACATAAAAAAATCTTTTGAATCTATTTATAAGTAAAATAAAATAATGCCTGAGAGTTTTTTAAGTTTCCAAAATAGTTCTTCATTTAGGAACGACTTAATAGTTAGAAATCTAACACCATATAGTGTTCCAGGTTTTTATAGTTCACCACCAGGACCTACAAATTATGAAAGTAATTTATCTGATTATTCAGTTTTAAATAGTCCCAACATCGGATCAACAAATGTTGCAAATAATTTTTACGTTTTAAATAAATTCGGTCCTAATGGAGGATTTCCAAACACTCCAGGAACACAACAAAATCCTATTATAAATGGAACAAATGAGGGTGAGTATGATTTTACAGATAGTGATTTAGATTCTATAAGTTTTCCATCTAAAAATTTAGCTTACATTAAAAATAAGTACAGTCCAATAGGAGGTTATTTAGAACAATTTACAGTTGAAGAAATACAACTTATAAACTCTATTCATCAACCGTATTATGATCCGATTATTTTTACTCCGTCAACGTATAATACATATACTATGTTTACGGTTCTTAATCCATCTGGAAGTAACGGACCTTTATCAAACGATTCATTTTTAGCTAATTTGTCTGCGAGTAAGTTACGTGATAATTTAAACGCAACAATTGCCGCAGAACAACAAAGACAATTATTTAGAGAAACAAGTACAAATCTTACATCACCTTCGGCTTTAGCTGGAAGTGGTTTAGGGGGAAGTAAGGATTATAGAATTACACTACCCCCAAGTAATATTACATTTTTAGATAGATTGAGAGGGGACTTTGACCCTAACTCACCATTGATTGGACCTTTATTTACTGATGAAGATAGTAATAGAAACCCAAGTACTGGCGACCAAATAGCAAACGTTTTACAAAACACCGCAGCAGGGTCATTTAATCTTTTGGCTGATGGAGCAAGTAGATTTTTACAACCATCTAAATCTTTACTTACTCAAACAGGTGCAGGTCAAATATCAACACTATATTCTTTATTAGAAAAAAACATATATAGACCAAACTATCAGGTTGGTGGTATTGGAAACGCAGCGATAGCTGGTGTTAATACAATACTACGTTCAGTTGGGGCTACTGTAACAGGTGGGTATTATTTGGGTTCTGATGTAAACAATCCACTATTTATTACCTCACCTGTAAATGCTGTACCGATAAATTCACTTGGTAAGTTAACAAATGCTATTGTATTTGGACCAGATGAAATGGGTAACCAATATGAAGGGACAGGAATGGAACAAGCGTTCTTTGGTCTTAACGGTATAAGTACAGAAAATGGAGGTAAACCTGATGGTGGTTTTGTATGGACATCACCTAGATTTAAAGAAAACGCTGGATTCAAAGTAAAACAAGGGGGAGATGCGGTCTCAATAGATGAAGATTTTCCATCAATCGCAAATCCGTACTTGTTTAATGAATCAACTAACTTTGGATTAAAACAAGGTTCTATACTTGATAATACACAAAGATTAATTAATTCTGCAGATAATCTTTTTGGGAAAAGAAGATTAAAACACGCAGGAAACGCAATTAATCAAGTTAGTAAAGTTTTTCATGACGGTTATAGAGAAATAACTAAAGGTTCTAAAGTAATGTCCTATATTGATAATTCAACAGGAGAAGAAGCAGGAATTGAATATTGTAGAATTTTTACAAAAGATACACCGTATTATACGTTCAATGACTTACAAAAGACAGATGGTATGACTACAGAGAATAGGAGATTTACCTATTCAGTTTTAGATAAAACTTATAATTTAAATATTGCACCAACAAAAGGTTTAGGTTCTACAAATATAACAAGAGACGGTGTTAAAAAATATATGTTGTCCATTGAAAACTTAGCTTGGAGAACTTCAGATAGACCAGGTTTTACGGTTGATGAGTTACCTTTATGTGAGAGAGGGCCGAATGGGGGAAGAATAATGTGGTTTCCACCATATGATTTAACATTCAGTGATACACCTTCAGTTAATTTTGATAGTATCCCAATTCTTGGTAGACCAGAAGAAATACATACGTATAAAAATTCTGGTCGATCAGGTAAACTTGGATTCAAGATTATTGTTGACCACCCATCTATAATGAATTTGTTGGTGAATAAACAATTGGAAAAATTAGGTACACAAAAATTTGATGATTTGGTAAAGTCATTTATAGCTGGATGTACAAAATACGATTTATATGAGTTAGCGGCAAAATTTAATACTCTTCCGTTGAGAGAGTTAGAAATGTACCAAAACTTGTTAAATGACCCAAGATTAACACCAGAAGAATTAGAACAAATACAAAAAGAAATACCCGCTGAAAACACATCAGCGGATAACGCGAACACCATAGGGAATACACCTGAAGACGAAAAAGAGTTTCAAACAAATTTTGAAGGATTGACATTCTATTTTCAACCAAATTCAACAGATACAAATTATTCGTCTCAAATTACCGATTATTTATCCAAAGCGGTAGAATATTCTGAATTAGCTCCTGTTTCATATGTTGTTGTATCAACAGGAGAACCATTTACCAATACTGATACACAAGCATTTATTGAAGATGTGGTTCAATCAAATAATAATAAAATAAATTCTGAATTTGTTGATGGTATAAAAAGTATTGTGTCGAATAAAAACATTGTTGACATTACAATTGATGGGAAAACAACTGTTTTTGCGGATTCGGCAAAAACATTTTTAACAGAAAAATTACAAACCGAGATTGACAATAAAAAAGTCACTATACAAACAAGTGGTAGTTTATCTAAGGTTACAGTAAAAAGATATACAACAGATGTTGGGGAAAATGGTGCGTCATTTGACACATCTCTTACAATAGATGCTATCCCACCAACAGTACTTAGCCCTACAGAAGTACCTTATGCGTATCCAAATTTGGCAATAAATTGTGCTGTTATTAGTAAAATAACAATTTCAGATGATATATCGTCAACAGATCCAACACAAGAAAATAATCTAAATCAAAGTACTCCTGACCAAACAAATCCACAAGGGGTAAAACCTCAACCAAATACTGATGTACAAGATAGATTAAAACAAGCAATAGGGAAAAAAATTATAAGAAGATTACTTACCGAATGCGATTATTTTGAAATGTTAAAAGACAGTGACCCAATGGCGTTTCAAACACTTAAAGATAAACTAAAGTATTTTAACCCTGCATTTCATTCAATTACACCTGAAGGGTTAAATGCAAGACTTACATTTTTGAATCAATGTACAAGACCAGGTCAAACTATTCCTGTAATAGGTAGTGATGGTAAACCTAAATATGATGATGCACTAAATACAAGTTTTGGTGCTCCACCTGTTTTAGTTATTAGAATGGGGGATTTTTACCATACAAAGGCTATACCAACAACTATATCATTTAGTTATGAGAGTTCATTACTTGATTTAAACCCAGAAGGTATTGGTGTACAACCTATGGTTGTTGGTGTTACTGTGGATTTAAAATTTATTGGAGGTCATGGTCTTGCAAAACCAATAGAAACTTTACAAAATGCTCTTTCATTTAATTATTACGCAAATACGGAAATGTATGATGAAAGAGCAGAAGAAACAGAATTGAACTATGCTCTTGTAGAATTGGTTGATAAGGCAATTGCCAATGCAACAACTAATAATGAACAAGCCACAGATGGTGGTGAAACAATTGGAACTGTTTTAACAACAGTTAAAAGTGGTGATACTGAAACTGGCGATATAGACTATACAAATGTCTTTAAAGAATTATCCACACAATATAAAGAATATTTGGAAATAAGCACGAATCAATATGGGACAATTGTAGACCAATACAATTATAGTATGTTACAACTTGTTAATTCAAATAGAAATTACACATCAGGTAATACTTTAATTTATACCGAAACAAAATTGGATACAAAAATTTACGGTAAACCAGATGAGTTTGAAAGAAAGGTAAACAAATTGGCACAAAAAATAAAAGAAGATATTGATGATGATGAAAATCCAGTAATTAAGGCGTTTTTGAATTCACCATCTTTAGCAGAAAGAGAAGATATTATTAGAGACGCAAAAAGTAAGTTAAAAAAATATGTCGAAAGTTTAGATAAAGAGGCGGTTGAAAATTTAACACAACCAGTAACAACAATAGTCGATGTAGAACAACTACTTTTGAAAACCTTAAATAAAATGAATGTTATTACAACAAAAGAACTTCCTAACAATCCACCGTTTTATCCACCATTAAGGGGTTATGATGGAAAAATTTTAACTGATGGGGATGTTAAATTATATTTATTGGTTGAAGAAGAAGAAGTATTTGAACAAATGATAGTTGATGTTGGGGAGGTAACAAAAAAACTTAATGAATATGCTGACCAAAAAAATAACTCAAAAATTGTTCCTTTACCAACGGAAACATTTTACGATACTGAAAACTGTTTTCAGACCTCTAAAGATTATATGAATGATTTGACAGATGCTGAAAAAAGATTTTACACCTTAGCATCACAAACATTTACAAATGAGGATAAATATCAAATATTATTTGTTGAATTTGTATCAACACCACAAATTGAACAAATTGGTGGGGCAAAACAAGAGTTGACTGAAAATCTAAATGATATTAGAGATAAGTATGTTGAGATTTATGATTTAGATAAAAAAACTATAGAAGAGGATAAAACAAGTCCCGCTTATACTGATTTAAAAAATTTCACATTAGATGAAAATGCAAACAGAAGAAGACTTTATCAAACAATTAAAAACCCAACATCACAAGATATTGACTCAAGAAGAAAATCAATTCTAAAACAAATATATGGTACAACGAATTGGATTTTGGATAAAAAGACCTTTGATGGTAAAGTTAAATTAAGTTAAAGATGTCATCCCAATATTATAATAGATACAATCAATTCCTTATTGATGGGGAACAAAAAACAGTTCCTTTTGTAAAATTAGATACAAAACCATCTGATAAGACTTATATTTATAAAGTCGGTCAATCTAGAATGGATAAAATATCACAACAATTTTATGGTACTCCATTTTTTGGTTGGTTAATAATGGCGAACAATCCACAATTCGGAGGAGAAGAATGGAATATACCAGACGGTTCTATTTTAAGAGTTCCTTTTCCATTGATTGCGTCATTACAAGAATATAAAAATTCAATAGATAATTATTATTTTTATTATGGCGATTAATGACGAAAATATTTTAGTTGACTTTGATTACCAAAATATTATAATAATAGACCCTAACAGAATTGTAGATAACGAAGGTAATGTAAAAGAAAGATTAGTCAAACATGAAAACATGGTCATGTATGCTAATTTGGAATGTAAAGTTTTACCTAGAACAAAACTTCTTCTTGGTGCTGTTCCACACAACAACGATTTACAAACAGTGTCTGTTGCAAAAATTAATTTTTTAAATCCTGGTGATAAAAAGTTTTATGATAATTCATATTTAGACGAGTTTACAGGAAAAGGAACTCTCAAAGGTC